CTCCACTAACATGCTTCACAGCAAAATTAGAGAAACTTGCGAATCAGATGATCCACACCAGACGTCTTTTTCAAGAGCGACAGATTAAAATTGACTCAAGATCTCAGGTTAAACCCAAGGTCCCAAGTCAACCCACGCAGGTACCAGCACACGTATTTTTGTGTACCGGTACTGACCCGACAGAGGTACAGTGTTACCCGTATCTCCGCCATCGACAATTCTATAAGGATCGAAATCTTTATAGTTTTGTGCCTTCCTTAACTTGTATAAGTTAAGCCCTGGAGTGTCAAAGTATCTTTGACAGTTCTGGAGAGTCCAGATACGCACATAGTATCCTTCGATACCGTGCGCTGCTCTGGTTACTGCGGAGTTCCGGACTGCGTCGTCGAGGTCGACGACGAGTCCGTAGTCGCCGTAACCCTCGCTGATCCTGGGTGTTTTACTTCCCAGAGATCGTGCAAGAAGCTGCCAAGGAGCCCGAAGCCTGCGATCACAGCCGTAATAATTACGGCTATGAGCAGACCTTCGAACACTATTAGCAGCTTTGAGTACACTGGTTTTGCCATTTAAGGGTTCCTTTTGGAAGATAGGCTTGACAGATGCACCTCGCCAGTAATACGATCCACAGGATTCACGAAAATACCCAGAAGAATAACTCTTCTGTGTGTTGACGGTGAATCCGAGATCCTTACTGACGGAAGTGAATAAGTCAACAGCGTCAACAGGTAGGATAACGTCGTCACCGTAAACTGAAATCTGCGAACCGTCAATGCATAACTGATAGCATACGCTATCGGCTAAAGCATAAAAGATTAGAGATTCCAACTCAAAGGTGAAACCATTACCCATACTTGAAAATTTGTGAAAATTAACAAGCTTCCCATCGACTAGGCCAGAATCGACTTTGAAGGCGTTTAAGAGAGAAAACCACCTAGGTGGCAACACCTCTTTAACGAGTTCACGAGCGATAGTGTCACTTGCAGAGGAGAAGTCGATAGTCGCCAATTTGTTATACAAACTGCCGACCCTCGCCAACCTCTGATTGTGACGCTGATCGTTCAAGTCAATCCCTTGGTACATAAGTTTCCGCCGAATGATAGAACCGATGCCTTTTTGAAACCAGAGATTTATCCCTGGTTCAATAGCTATCACCCTATCAGTCTTCGAATTCTTAGGCACTGTAACGATTTTTGATGAGGAGGAGATCTCAAATGTTATATCCCATAAAGGGTACACCAGATGAAACCAATCCTTCACAAAATCGTAAGCACGAGGCGTGATTTGACGTTCAACGTCAAATTTTCTTGGGTAGGAAGCGCTAGACCTTCGAAGAAGTGTCGTTGCACCGGGTCCCCAATTGCACGAGTCCACAAAGTCGAGAGGGTCGATTGAACCTAGAATGGAACCTATTTTTCTTGTCATATTCGTAAGAATAGACAAAGTTAACGGGTTTGAAAACGTTAACTTAGATATCCGTTCGTTGGTCAACCGACATTCCTCCTCCGCAGAAGCAAACTTATCTAATGCATTTTTCTTCAGATCGTTACCGGTCTTAAGAAATGTTGCTTTCGATAGGAACTTCGTAGCGGCCAAACTGTCCTGAGCAATAGTAGTATCAGAATAAAATTCCGGTACAAAATCTAAATCAGCAAGCTGTTTGTGTTCGCCATAAGCGAACAACATCCAGCACGTGAGTGCTCTGGGGCAGTCGAGGGCTTTGTAATACTCTAAGATATAAATATCTTGCAAATTCTCATGATTGTTCATGAAATAATCCAGTTCTATAGAATTGAATGTCGATGAGCTAACCTCACGGTTAGCGACAAAAGAAGAAGAAAGCCGTCTATTTTAGTAGATGCTTTCGAAGTCCGTCACTGCGGCAGTTGTAACTGCATCAGCGATGAGCTTCTCGGCGTACTTGCGCAAATCCAAACGGTTAGTCGATGTTGCCTGTTTAGGCAACACCAACTCGATGTTTGCATACGCTTCCGCGATCTTCTTTGTTGTGTCGACAGCATCCATGATTGGAATGGCGACCCGCTGCTTCACACGAACGACCGATGAGCCATTTTTCGGAAGGGTCACGCTCATGGTGACGGTTCGGCGGGCATCCAAAGATGCCTCCGAAGTCGTCATCCACTTTGCGACACCTTTTTGATCAATGCCAGAAGGGCCGAAGGTCTGGTTAGCTGCTGCATTATTTGGCAGCGTTAATGAAGCGAAAGCTGTCATATCAAATTTTCCTGAGGACGGTTAATAAAGCTAGGAAATTATAGAAGTGTTCTCTGCTAAAAGGGTCTTTTATCGATGGAAACGGAAGGTCAGGAATCGCTGTAAGAAGCGTTCGATTGACACTCAGTTTCTGCACGACTACAGACGATTTTGCAGTAGCCCACGTGTATCCGTAATTGTCCCGGCCACCAAAGTTTCGATCGAAAATGACATCTTCCTTGAGGAAGACGGTTTTCGCACAATGCACGATTTCGAGCCCGTCAAAAGCATCAACTTCGTTCAAGTAATTGCCAACTGGAATCAACCAGTCAATAATAAACGAGAACGGGATGAGCTCCCAAGCGGTCGAGTTTGGGTTTGTGAAACCTAAACGTGCCAGGTTACGTCCGAAATTATCCCTCGTCCGCACCCGAACTTTATAAGAGACGGTACACTTACTTGAAGTCTCGTTCCTTACATCGACGGCAATGCCGTTTCTGTGAGTAGCAGTTTCTTCAAATGTTATCTTCTCCGTAGCGCTCACTTTCATATCGAATTGAAGCGGCTCCCAATTATTTAGATGGTCCACAAGGCCATTGATATCATTTATCAATGGTCTGAGT